GAGCTTTCAAAAATGGAACACTCTGACCCCAACCAACTGTGATTTCAAAATCATCACATTCGGCTAAATCTATGATACGGGAATAAGCGGTATTATATTCCACTGTAGAAGTGTGGGAATTGGGATCCCATCTAACTAACACTTTTCCCTTGTGAAAATTAGATTTGACTACCTGGAATCTGTACTTAATAGATCCCTGCCATTGGTTAAACGGTAAGGACATATAGCCAGAAGGTGTCAGGTGTAGTTCTCCATCAAATGAAGAGTAATTCACGGGTGTTACCTTGGTATTCCACAATAATGCATCGGCATTTTGTGTAGGGGCCATAGTGAAAGTCGTGAGATATGATTCGCGTTTGCAGAATCGGACGATGTCCATTTGATCTTCTCCGTCTAATCCTGTGGTGCGAGAATCTATTGTAGTCTCCTGTTTAGAATCAAAGGTTAACTTAATAGATGTATCGGCAGCATCAGTATTGACAAGATTGCCTGTAGGTAAAGGCTTCATCTGGACAGAATCAGTAATGACGTTTGGTCGGGAATAACCAAAATGTGCTGCTACTTTTCCAGCACTGCCAGCAACCATTTGAGTGGCTCTGGCATAAGGAGCTATTAGAGGTACAGCTGTGAGTTCTCCAGCTGCAGCAGCTACAGCGCTAGCTGTTTTAGAAACAATTCCTTGTCCATACTCGTCTGTGTTACCAGATTGAGGAGTGTATAAAGGTAAAGATGTAGGCATAGATAGTTCTACATCACTAGCCCATGCGTATACGGTAATATTGACGGCATCGTTACCACCATTAGCATGTTCCAGATTGTTAATTGATTTGAGGACTAGTTGTCCCATTTTAGCATAATCAGCTTTAGTGGTTAAAGATAGATAGTTATCGTGCCAAAAGAATGGCAAGTCTAATTGACCACCAGTATTATTAGCTGGATTTAGGAAAAAATGAGGTTTTTGGGAAGCTTGAATAATATCTGCCTGAACAAAATTACGTTCAAGTGTAATATCATCAAAACCAGAATAAGGATTATAGGAAACTAAAGCTCTTCCATAATGAAATCCTGTTCCAGAAATAATGACTTTGACATGAAGTTTACTACGATATAATTCATAGTTATTAATTTTATCAACAATGGCCTTATTCTTTAGAAATAAATCCCAAGGATCAAGCCTATTAAATAAAGGTTGACCAACAGACCAAGGAATAGAAGCAATTTTAACTGGTCGTCCTAAAAACGAACCGAGTGTAGCATCACTCGTTTTTCCTGTGATCATAGTGGCGTCTGAGCCTGAACCGATAGTTGTGGTCCAGCCAGCATCCTGCTCGTTGAAAGTGGTAATTTCAGCGGTCATATCAGCTACGCCTTGTTCCTGAATTGTTCCTAGTGATCCACTCTGTGGTTCATAGGAAGTAATGTGTAATTCAGGGAAAGCTTCTACATACATTTGAGTTACTGGGTCAAAGAAGTGAGAAGAAAATGTTCCCGAGTGTTGAGAGACTCGGGGCTCTGTAAAAAGTACTTGATTAGTAATGCGCTTTGTTGTATAAGGGTCCACAGCGAGCATCATCGCAATGGCCTATTCACATTTTGGTTGTGGGGTTCTAAACCACTAATCCTAAATAAGATTTACTTTTGGAAAGTTCATTGTAGGTCTTTAAAGCAGTGTGGATGCAAAGGAAATGTTAGTCCTTTTACTCCACCTGTAAATCAATTAAAGACATTGACGTTTGGTTCTTCCGTAGAATAACGATGACTGGTCATAGCCTCCGAGACGTTTTAGTGAGCGCTGCCCAGAGTGGCCATTTAGGCCATGTAAATATCTGCAGCATCAAGGACAGCTGCAAACTCCTTAGGGAAAGTTGGCTCCCCTTGGACATCGACTATACAA